GCTACGACATAAATAACCACAATCGCCCCAGCGAGCGCTAGGTACAAGCCCACAAAAACCAATACAAACGTCTCCATCAAAAGCTCCCCACCAATAACCTTTCGACACATCGTAAACCTCATCTTGGGGTAAACATTGTTTCTGCATCTTATTTAAAAGATGTTCATGAACAAAATTATCCAAGGCTTTGATTTTCATGAAGTTATTGTCCTCAACTAGTGTGACACATTTACGAAAAAAAAGGGAGTCTAAAACTCCCTTGTTTACTTATGAAAATCTAACTGTATATCCTTGTGCCTTGTTTATCAATTATCAACGCTTGCCGTCTAGGTTTACCGTTTGGCTCATTTGGTACGCTAATATGCGTCCAACGGTCAAACTCACGAATGATTTGGTCATAAAGTATGTCGGACGCTATGACGGCTTTTACAACCTCATCAGGGGTCATGCCAGGTACACGAATATCAGCAGCACACCCAATACGATGCTGAGAAGTGTCTTTACTTCCGACTGCGTCATTAACCTGTTTAGACCTAAACGCTGAGTTAACCATAATTGGCTTATCGCCCAAAAGTCTTTTAACCTGTTCAAGTAACTCTGCCAGACGTTTAAGATTGTTTTTTTCAAGGTCATTAGGTTCATTTGTAAACTCCCTATGGTCTGTTACTGTCAGTTCTTCTAGTGAAAAATGGGGTGATAAAAGTGTTGTCATTTTGGTACAGAATTGTGAATCATGGTGTCTTTGGCCTGTGAACCAGCAGAACTACCAAAGTAAAAAGAGAGAACTAGCATCAAAGCACCGTCTAAAGTACCCAGTACACGGGCTATAAGCTCACGCATTGAGCCATCAATAATGTGCGTTAACAAGAACCATTGCACGATTGCCCACGCCAACACAATCATAATTGACAATGTAGGCGGTACATAGCTTTGTGTACTGATTTGCATCTGTCTAGCAGAAGTACGGTCAGCCACCGCTAACTTTTCAAAGTCCAAACCCATTTCTTGTGCTCTAGCTTTAAGAGCAATCTCAGCAGTTTGTAATGATGCTATTTGGTCGGCAGTCATCTTGCCTGAATTGATGGTTTCTTGCACTTGGGCAGGGTCAACGCCAATAGCTTTAGAAACGGCCTCAACCGCCATACCCGCCAATGGACCACCTAAAGCCGTGGCTATCGTAGGTGCTATAGTCTTTAACCAATCCATATCTACTCCTTAAAGTCGTATTTGAGTTTTATTCTTCAATGTGGTATTTGGACTTTTGGTAACTTCTATATACGCTGTATTCCACCAAAACAAAGGTCAATACCCATATAAGAACTGATACGCATATAGCGGCTCGTACACTATATTTCTCGATGAGAACTTCCCGTTTTCGTTTAACCAGTTCAATAGCCTTTTTTTTTGACGCTCCAACTCATTGCGTTCTTTTTGAACGACTTGGCGCATCTTGTCGAATTCTTCCCAAAGACCTGGCAAACCAATTTGATAAATAATCATTTCTCTCAATTCGGTTTCCATCTTTTGCAACTCCCGTGTACGCATTACACGATTCATTGCTTCTTCATTAACATTTATGTTTACTTTTGGAGTATCTTTTGCTTCTTTTTCGGCAGCAACTAAATCTTCTTTGTGTTGAAAGAACCGCCCTAAATGGCCAGTAATCTCACCAATGATCTGCGATACATCCTTACCATCTTCTTTGAACTGTTGGTATATTTCCACGGCATTCCTGATGCCTTCGTGAGCTAGTTTACAGCCCTGATATACCGCCATTAACTCAATCATTTGAGTAACTTTTCACCAAGAAAATGTAACAACCCACCAAACAATGACGCTAATGTCATTCCAACCCAAAGGCCACCTTTTGACTTATTGGCCATAGCTAATAAACATTTAATGTCGGTAGACATTTCAGATACTTGAGATTCAAGCATCTCAACTTTAGCAATCAATTGGCCATATTGGATTGGATCAATGTTGTTCATGTTATGTCTTCTGTATAAAGGCTAACGCATAGTAAAGGGGATTATTTGTTCCTGAACTGGTTACAACACCGCTAGATGCAAAACCACCATTGTTACCGACTGAGTAAGAATTACCAGCACCCACAACAAATCTGTCTCTTAGGTCAGGAGTACCATTAGAGCCATTACAAAGAACATAACCAGTAGGAATAGAACCAATAGACCCGCTCCACATAATGATCCCGCCTGCTGGTACGGCAGAGACTGACGGGGTTGTTCCAATAATTCCATATAGGTTATCAAGTGTTTGAATGACATTGTTTGATGAATCAGTAATAATAAATTTATAGTTATATCCGCTTGTAAACCATATCTCAGATGGCGTTCTGCCGTCCGTACCCAATACGATAGGGTTGGTGTTAGCCGTTGCGCCTGAACTGTCTGTATAGGTCGCTTGGGGCGTGCTAGAACCTGCTTGGTAAGTATAGATATACCCACCAGCTAAAGGTACGTTAGGGATTGTGCTCGATAGGAATTGGAAACCATTTCCTACAGGTGATAGATTGACTGCCATTTTATTTTCCTATGTCTGAAAGTTTTGCGCCTGCCCCAGGCTTTAAGGATTGTTTTACTTCTTTCTTTGCTGCACGTTCTTGCAACAATTGTTGTGCAGGCTCAACAAATCTACCAACAATAGGCACTTGACCAGCTACTTTACTACCATATTGTTTCATCATTTGTAATGCTGTATTGGATTCGTTTACAAAAGCGCCCGCAGGTCTAGCCTCTACCAATTGCCCAGCTCTAGCAATCTTTTTAAGGGTAAGTGCATCTTCACCAAACAAAGGCATTAGCTTGCCGTTTACATCAAGGTTTTCTATTGCCTTGTTGAACCTTGCAGGTTTGAAGTTACCACTAGCGTCCGTGGCATCTTTCATAATAATATCTAATGCGCCCGCCCTTAAATGCTGTACAGCTTCAGGATCGTTTTTAAACAAATCCATCATTTTTACAAAATCAGCATTCTTTGATCTTAAAACGGAACTTTGAATAAAGTCTTTTGTATCTGCCTTGCCGTTAACAATGTCCGCATAAATCTTGTTATATGTAGGACTGTCTTTATTAACTAAATCAAATTCTGCTTTGGCCACACTTCTAGCTTTGTCAGCTAATGCTTTTGCTTCTACAGTTTCACCAATCAAAGGTAACTTTTCCAATTCACCACGCACCAAAGTTAAGGCATGAACCGCATTGCCATCATCTGCTCTTTGTGCTTTGCGTGTTTCTCTAGCTATTTGAGTGCGTAAGTTTTCATATTGGGCAAAATTCATTTCTTTGCCGTTAACATAAGTATCAATTTTTGATTTAATTATTGATGGCAAAAAGTCAATGTCTTCTTTTTCAGTCAATGCTTTGATTGCATTGTTGGCAAATGTTTCACTATCAACTTTGATCTTGCCTGCACCATATTGATCTAATGCCTCATAAGCATTTTTAGTGGCCGATTCGTTTTCTTTGATCTTGTTACCTACAAATTCCATTGCACCTTCAGCATTGGCCACATAATTAGGGGCAAATACGTCAGGCGCAGTAGTTTCTTTTACATGATTAACGTTTTCTTGCAATGCTTTGTTTTGCTCATTAAAACGCTGTAAATACTGTGTTTGCGTTGCTCTTGCATTACGCTCAGTAGATATTAGATTAGCATCTTCTGCCGCTTGTCCCAAGGTCAAACGTACTGGATACTTTAAAGACTCTGCCTCTGTTATGTTGGTTAAGGCTTTTTGGTTTAAATCTTTAGGATTTATAGTTTTTAATTCTTGTGCTAAATCAGGTGCAGCTTGTTGAATAGCTTGTTGCAAAACAGCTTTATTGGTTGTTGCCGCTGCGCCCGCTGGTTGTAATCCACTAGGTTGAACTACTTTAGGCGTTACAGGTTCAATCCTAATTTTAGGTGCTTGGATTGGTTGTGGTTTCTGACCCATACCCATACCCATGACTTCAGGAACACCAACAGGCGGTAATTTACTAGCTTCAAATTTGCTTTGTAAATCCTGTAATATTGCTTGACCTCTTTCTGATGGAGGTTGATAAGTTAAGGCTTCTTGCACATTTTGAGCAGTTTTTTGACCTGCTTGGATACCTTGTTGCGTTCCATATTTACCGCTTGTTAATGTGCCTGCAATACCTGCCAATACAGAAACTGGTGCAGCAAACATACCTGATAAAACACTTCTACCAGCTTCACCAACGCCTTGAACATCAGCTAATTGTTTTTGCCTCAATTGTTCAATAGGGTTAATTCTTTGAATTTGTGTTGGGGCTACGGCTGGAGATTGAATAGGTTCAGCGCCACCACCCAAAATTAATTGCCCTAATTCATCAGGTTTTTCTTCTTTAAATTGCAACTGCGGATTTAAACCACTCATGGGGCTTTTTTTAGGCGCAACAAGATTAGGTTGTCTTTCAACCTTTGGTCTTTCACCAAGGATCAATTCACCTAATTCATCCATCAAAGTTCCCCTGTTTCGGTTAGTTTCTTGATGTTATTGTATTTATTGTAGAACTGTTGTCTAGCCTGTGGATTAGACCCTAATAATTCATTAATGGCTTTACTACGTTCTGTTTTGTCTTTGACATTTTCAAATATTGTCATTGCTTCAAACACCTTAGAGTCGGCATTTTGTGACCACAAACGTTTAAAAGCATTTAAATTGTTATCGCCATACTTTTGGGCAAATTTAGCTGCACCAGTAGCTTGCATATCCAAGTTTTGAATATCAGCGTATGTTCTTCTAGCAATATTTTTAAGAATTTCAGGCGGGTAAGTCTCATCGCCATTAGCCATTTTTTGCAATTGCTGACCAGCAACGGTATCCATTGAACCGCCTTGCGCTTGGATATTTGCAATTTGTACATTTGCTAAATCTTTGCTTAATTGTTTGTATTTAGGATCGCCTGCAAGACCTTTTAAAGTTCTAGTTACAGCACCTAAAACACCACTAGAAAATAAATCTTCTTTTTCAATTTGTGTTGCTGCTTTTAAAACTTCATCAAGATTACGCCTAGATGTTGATAAATCAGTTTGTCTAGTAGTTAAGTTATTACGATAAGCAGCACCTTTTTCAGTATCTAATATTTCATTTGGTGCAAGTGGCCTGATGTCACCAGCTTTACGAACTGGGTAAGGCAATGACATTTGTGTTGGCGTAACACCTTGTGGCATACCTTGCGGTAAAGCCATGCCTGGTGGCAATGGACCGCCTTGTGGTGCACCCTGTGGCAAACCCTGTGGCAAACCTTGTGGTTGACCTTGAGGTTGTTCATTAATAGTTAGTGGCTCTGCCGTTCCTGTCAAAGCATTAAACACAGCAGGCGCACCGCCAACTGTAGTAAGTTGTTTTGTTTGTAATGATTGTTGTGTTGTTGGGGTAACGCCTGATTGAATAATGTTTTTCAATGCTTGTTCAACATTGGCGTGTTTACCACTAACAACTAGATTTTTTAGTGGAGCAAATCGAGCTTCAGTTTTTAATTCATGTTCAGGATCGCTTTTTGTCAATAACTTGACTTCATTTTCAGCGTCTTTCAAAACTCTTAAAACTTCACTTGGGCTACCTTTTAAACCTTTATCGTTTAAAAATCCACCCAATTTTTGATTGATTTGGGCGTTGTAATCTTTGTCGTAAGCAAAGGCATCTGATAAAGTTTTAGTTTTTGCTTGTTTAGCTAATTCTTGTTGTTGTGTAATTGCTTCAGGTTCAGTACCTAATTGCTGTCTAGATAAAGATTGCAAACGTGCAATTTCACTAGGGTTTGTTTCTCTAGCTTTTAGTTCTTCAAGTTGTTTTAGAGATATTTCTAGTGGTACATTTGCCCTTGCTTTTTGTGTTTCTAATTGCGCCCTTTCCAATTGCAAAGGCATCAATTGCTGTTGCTGTTGGTAATTCTGTATATTAGAAATACCACCAATCAAATCGTTTAACGATGTTTGCTTAGTGGTTGGATAATCTGTGAATACTGGCATGATCTATCCTTATGCGGGCTTGATTAAAGATGATAACAAGGCTGTTTGTCCTAAGTTACTCAATGTGTTTTGTGTATTAACGGCTTGTGCTGTTTGAGCGCCTGCTTGTGATGCCGCCAATCCTGTGGTTACATTGCCATAAGTATTTGCTAAGTTTGCACCTACTGTTCCTAATTGGCCAAGTGAAGTTTGACCTAATCCAGCCGCATTAGATAAATTGCCGTAAATGTTTTGACGCTGTGTTTGATAATTGTTAAATGCATTTTGATACGCATTTTGTGCGTAATTTTGATTAAATGTGCTCAAACCTTGTAATGTATTACCTGATATTTGACCGCCACTAGCGTTAGCTAAGTTACGATTAGCACCCTGACCTTGTGCAAGCATGAAATCATAATTAGGTGCTAAACCAGCTTGTAAATCTGCCGCATTAAATTGATGGGTAAGATAAGGAGCTTGATTAGTGATTTCTTGAACAGCACCAGCACCAAGAGTTTGGTAAGGTTGTTGAGCTGTTGAATATTGGTTATAAAGGTCTGACAACACACCTTGCACGTTTTGACCTGCTTGGGTTTGTGTATTTGAGGCATTGGCAATAGCTTTATTAGTATTTGCCGCACCTAATGTATTTAATATTGCTGAACCAGCTAATACATTTGTAGGAGTTAATAAAGATGCTGCGCCTGCTCCTGCTGCGGCTGCTCCTGTAGCACCTGCACCTGTGGCGGCAGCTGGTACTGCGGCTGCGGCTGGAGTAGCAGCACCTGCTAAACCTGCGGCACCTGCGGCACCAGCAGCACCTGCACCTGCTGCACCAATTGTTCCCGTAG